GGGTCTGTCACCCTTCATTGGTCGGTACCTGACGTCAACGAAGGCCTGGTTTGGTCTTGCGGAGAAGTCTCGCCACAAGTTGAACCACTTCGATCGTCATCCGCTCGATGAGGACTTTGCCGACGACTTCGACACCAGGTCACTGAAGCACGTTGCATTCTACCGTTCTTCAGACGGCGCATCTAACTGGCCAGGAACCTGGGGATCCGCAGGGACCTAAACCCTTAGGGTGGTAGGCAACTGCCACCCTTACTTTAAGGAGAATGCTTATGGCAAAGAACTATGGTAAGAGGCTCCCATTTAGACCGGGGGATATCATCATGCACGAGGGCAACCCTGCCATTGTGCTTTCAAATGACGGGAAGTGTGCAAAGTTGCATATCTTTCCGGTACATTCAGCCAATGCCCAGATTACGGCTGAAGAACCTGAACCGCCCAAAGAGGAGTAGAGTATGGTGAACCAGATTGGCCCGCGGCATTTCCTGATCGACACACCGGGTGCCACGCCGCTGTGGTTAGCCTGGTTAAAGGTCGTCAGCATCACTTGGACTGGCGCTACCACCGCCGGTCATCAAGCAATTATCACCAACGCCTCAGGTACTCGCACCATCTTTGATGCTAAGGCCTCTGAGGCTAATGATTTTGAGTCAGCGGTTTACGACCCAGGTTGGGTTGATGGTCTTGTTGTTCCAACCCTCCAAAGTGGTAAGCTGATGATTATCTGCTCATAATAGGAGGCGATCTATGAATAAGAAGAAGCCTGGGGTGAACAAGGGACCCAGGGCGGGTGGAAAGAAGGGCTCAGACACCAAGAAGACCACGAAGAAGTCGGAGTACGGGGGTTACTAACATGCCTTACAGGGCTGGGGCGATCGGCGTTCCGTGGCACAATTGTGATCGATGTGGCATCATGACGAGGACCTCTCAGTTGGTCTTCCAGAATGGTATGTTCTTATGTACTACTCGTGGTTGTGTGGACAATCCTGAGGGGTTCAATCGGTATGAGCGCATTGCTGAGACCTTAAGCGATGGGAAGACGGAGCCCCAACACTGGTTAGAGAACCGTGTTCTAAACGATGGTTTGGATGGCCTGAATGACTAGGTGATCTATGCCAACTAAGAAGAGTACCTCAAAAAAAGCATTCTCTGAGAATGTGGCGGCTGAGATGCATGCTGGTAAGCCACAAAAGCAGGCGGTAGCGATCGCGTACTCAATCCAGCGTGAGGCAAGAAAGCACTCACGGCCCAACGCGCCAAAGAAGAAGGGTTAGAACATGCCATTTAGTCAGCCATGGAATGAGAACGATCCAGCGGATACTGATCTTGCGAGCCAGCTCGGTGATGACATCCGGGACTTTAAGCTGCAGATTCGTGAGCGGATTGATCTTGAACATTTCTTTCCGATCACGGATGCTCCAACGACTGGATATCACCGTCAGGGTTCAGCGAGACCGTTCTATCAGGGTGCTCCACCTGCTAATAACCCTGATGCGCCTGGCGCTCTTTGGATTAACTCAACTACTGGTGCCGTGTCCCGGGATAACGGGGCTACATGGGATGACGTCTCCTTTGGTGTGCCGCAGGGCGGTATCATCATGTGGTCAGGCCTTATTGCCGATATCCCGGATGGCTATAAGCTTTGTGACGGGACGGCAGGTACGCCTGACCTTCGTGACCGATTTGTTCGTGGTGCAGCGGCAGGTGTAGATCCTGGAGTCATTGCAGGCTCAGACACCCATGCACACGTGATGGGGCCCATGACCCCCGCATCTACCGTGGTGACGGTGGATGTGACAGTACCGACTGTAAACGTGGCCACCGCGGCACATAACCACACTGACTTCTCGGACAATCAGCCCAATATCCCGGTCTACTTTGCCCTCGCGTTTATCATGAAGGCTTAACATGCACTACAATGGTTGGTTCAAGATTACCACCAAGAAGGGCACTTGGATTGTTAAGAACCAAGAGACGGACGTCCTGCGCCGGTTGTCTGTGTCTGCTTGGAATGGCGTTCCTTTAAGCGCCTTTAATTATCTCGCGATTGGGACTGATGATACGATCCCGGCTCGCACGCAGACAGCATTGTTTGCTGAGGTTCTTCGGTTCCTTGCAACGGCAGTTATTGAGACAACCCAGGTGACGGCAGACACACTACATCTGACGGTCCAATTCATCGCGGCGTCTGCCTTCAGCATCTTTGAGCTCGGGGTCTTTGACGCGGTGGCCGGTGGTAATATGGCAGCCAGGGCAGTTCATCTTGACGAGAATGGTGACTCATCTGCCTTCAACATTGGTATTGGCGAGGGCATCACATTAGAGTACTTTCTTCAGGCCTTATAGGAGAATACCATGGCAGCTGGCGATGCGGTTCCAATCCCTCGGAAAAATGTGGCGTACCGCGCTTATTTTGAGATTCGTGACACGGCTGGTGCCCTGGTTACTGGTGCCACGGGCTTGGACTCCGAGGTTGATCTTGATGGTGCTGGTTATGCTGACTGCACCAATGAGGCGACTGAGATTGGTGCGTCAGGCACATACTTCTTGGATTTGATCGCCGCTGAGATGAATGCCGACCATACGATGGTGGTTGTTAAGACCACCTCAGTTAATGCGATCATCCCAGTTCTAAATCTCTACCCTGAGTCACTGGGAGACATCCGTGTTAATGTTGGTCAGTGGAACGGCACTACTGTTCCAGCAGAGGACACGGCTGGCTACCCGGTGGTCACCATTAAGGATGGCGTGGGCGCCGGAGAACTTCAGCTTAATGCAGGTCAGGTTGAGGTTGCCGCCGCACAATTGGTTACACTCATCAACGCATTCTACGATGAGCTCACGGCTGAGGCACGGACGGCTGGTTCTTATGGTCAGTTGTTAAAGGACAATTTGCCTGTATTGGTTACGCCGGCAAATAAGCTGTTGACCGACGCGGCCGGTCGTGTTGAATTGCAGGCTGATGGTCTTGATCAGATAGTCGTAGAGACTGGGGTGAATGCCCGCCAGGCACTCTCGATTATCGGTTCTGCCTTGGCTGGTGTCTTGGCCGGCGTTGGTTCTGGCTCAATCACCATTGAGGCGATGAATAACCCAGGTACAGTGCGCATTACCTGTGTTAATGATGGTCTTGGTAATAGAAATACTGTGGTACTCACTCTACCGGTGTAGTATGTACCCTAAACCAATGTTTGCAAATGACGTATTCACTCAAGAGTATTTTCCAAGTGGATCGTCAGTCACGGTGTTCAAAACTTTTTCTGCCAGAGATGGGATGCATTTGGCGGATACTAAGTTCTCTGGTGAGCGTCAATCATTTGATTGGACCCGAGAGAAGGACGTGGTCCAGATTCAGGAGGTCAATCACGGATGGGATACGGAAACAGGAAAATTGCCACCAAGATAATCACGTTCTTTGCGGTTCTATGTGTTCTGCTATTTCCTGAGAACCTATGGTCTGCGACGTACGAGCACTTCATTTATCAGGTCAGGAAGACCAATGGTGACGTGGCACCAGGTGTAAACGTCAATGTCTACACTCCTGGTACTAGTACACGATTCACCGTCTACAGTAACATTACTGGCACAGCTGTCAAGTCGCAGCCTATGATCACTGACAGCCTTGGGAATGTCGACTTCTACGTAGGTGATTCGGTTGTAGACATCTTGTTCACTGGCGGGACGATCCCAATATATAAGTTACTGAACGTCACGCTTACTGCATTGGCCACTGCAGGCATACTTACCGTACCTAACGGTGGGACAGGGGCAGCTACGTTTACGTTGAATACGGTGCTACTGGGCAATGGCACTCTCCCCATAAAGACTAGTTCCGTTGGGTTGGCTAACCAGGTCTTTCGTGTCCCAGCAGCGGGCGGCCAACCTGATTTCGGTACGGTGAACCTGAGTTCATCAGCCGCGGTGTCAGGCGTACTGCCCACTGCAAACGGCGGTACAGGGTCAAGCTCAGGTTCATCGCTCTCAGTTCAGGAGGTTGACGGTTCCCCAAACGTTTCTGGGGTTATCAATATCAAGGTAACCGATGGAACCTTGACCAATAATGGTGGTGGTTCGGTCACGATCGATGCGGCACCACCGTTTTCAGATACCATCCCAATTGTTAAGGGATCCAGTGACGTTTCTAAGTTACTTAGATTTGAGGTAGATGGTTTTACCGCGGCTACTACTCGAACCGTCACCTTCCCTAACGCGAGCATCGTGGCGGCGGCTACCGACTTCTTAAATTTGTGGGGAGATGGTATCAAGCAAACCTTTAACCCGAACGGTACCAACGCTGGATTTAATGTTGGTGCACATACGGCAGACCCGTCAGTTGGGGTGAATGGGGATCAGTATTATGATTCGATTCTTAATAAGTTTAGATGCCATGAAAACGGGTCTTGGGGTGACTGCATCTCGGCTGGTACATCTCCAGGTGGCGCTACCACGAATGTACAGTATAATGATGCTGGTGCTTTTGGCGGTGATGCTGATTTCATTTTTGATGATACTAACAAGTTTGTTGGAATAGGGGTACAGTCTGCCCTAACCGATGAAGGACTGAGCGTCGCAAGTTCCGGAACTCATAATGGTGTGGTCAGTTCTCAGCGTGCTGACGCCGATGCACCACCTGGTAACTCCGCCGGGTTCAGGGCGTACAAGTCACGAGGGACTATTGGGACTCCGACGGCGGTGCAGTCAGGTGATTGGATGCTTGGTCTCTCGTCGAACGGCCATGATGGTACTGGGTTCTTTGGGACGGCACGCGCCTTTACTGAGGCGACACAGACCCACACGAATTCGGCTCATGGCACTAGGTGGGTATTCAGCACCAACCCTGATGGTAGCACCACGATTACCGACACGTTTCGTTTACCGCAGGATGGCGGCATCCAGATCCTAACAGGTACAAAGCCAACCTGTGATTCCACTAAGCGAGGTTATATCTTCTTTGTGGCTGGTGGGGCGGGTGTTGCGGACACCTATGAGGCCTGTGATAAGGACGTTGCAGATGTGTATGCTTGGCGGGACATCCATGCCTCAGGGTCTAGTGGTGGCACATATACACCTAACACTGAGGGTCTACATGAGATCGTTGCCACCCCA